ATAAAGAAAGAATATAAACCTACCGTAGATATCCAGTTGCCTGCATTTATGAATCAGGGGGTTGCAGTATGAATGACGTGATCAAGCAAATTGTCAATGATAAGTTCAGCCTTTACAATGGGGATTGTATTCCCATTGTCGGCAATCTCCCTGACGAGTCAGTTGATTACTCAGTGTTTTCTCCACCGTTCGCTTCCCTGTATACTTACAGCGACAGCATCAACGATATGGGGAATTGTCGAAACGAAGATGAGTTCTATCGACAGTTCAAGTTCCTCGTCAAAGAGTTGTTTCGTGTCACAAAGGCTGGTCGGCTAGTATCTTTCCATTGCATGAATATTCCAGCCATGAAGGAACGCGACGGATATATCGGGATCAAGGATTTCAGAGGTCATTTGATTCGCATGTTCCAGGAAGAAGGATTCATTTACGCTTCTGAGGTTTGCATCTGGAAAGATCCCCTGATCGAAGCAGTCAGAACCAAGGCTCTCGGACTCATGCACAAGCAGCTCTGTAAAGATTCGGCTATGTCTCGTCAAGGTCTACCCGACTATGTGATCACCATGAGGAAGCCTGGTGAAAATAAGGATCTGATCGAACATGAAAACGGTCTGTTGACTTATGCAGGGGAAGGGGATCTTCCCGAAGGTAATCCGAGTCACAACACATGGCGCAAGTATGCCAGTCCAGTATGGATGGATATTCGACAGACTTACACCCTGAACTATCGCATAGCCAGGGACGGTAAAGATGAACGTCACATCTGCCCGTTACAGCTTGACACCATCGAAAGATGCATCACCCTGTGGAGTCGTCCTGGTGATGTGGTGCTGTCTCCTTTCGCCGGTATCGGATCTGAAATATATCAGGCTGTGAAAATGGGTCGATACGGGATCGGCGTTGAACTGAAAGAATCATACTACGATTGCGCCGTGGACAATTGCAACGATGCAGCCGGGATTGAGAAAATAGGATTCATGTGATGAAAGTTCTGGTCTGCGGTGGCAGAGATTTCAATGACGAGATGGCAATGAGTCTTGCGCTTGGTGAGTTTCACGAGAAGACTCTCAAGATCACCATGATTATCCACGGTGGATCGAAAGGTGCTGATATTTATTCTGGACATTGGGCACGTCATAATCACATCCATGTTGCAGAAGTACATGCTCTTTGGGATCAGCTTGAAAGATCCGCAGGGTACAAACGCAATGCGGCAATGCTAACATTGAAACCTGATTATTGCATCGCTTTCCCCGGCGGCAAGGGTACGAACATGATGATCGATCTGTGCAATAAAGCTGGTGTACCTGTTTGGGAGCCTTACAAATGCTGACACCAGCGAACATGTACGACTATCAGAAGAAAGCTGCTCTGCATCAACTCTTCCACGATGCGTCAATGCTATGGCTGGGGTGCGGTTTAGGGAAGACTCTTGTCACCCTCACCACAATCGAACACAGGATGAGAGCTGGTCAGGTACGCAAGACTCTGGTGTTCGGTCCTCTCCGGGTCATTCATACTGTATGGGGTAGAGAAGCTAAGAAGTGGTCGCATCTTCAGCATCTCCGATTCAGCGTTATCCACGGCACCGAGAAGAAGAGACTCCGTCAGCTGTTCGCAGATGCTGACGTGTACCTGTGCAACTATGAGAACATGGGATGGTTGTCGAACGTCCTTGATCACTACTACATTAGCCAAGGAAAACCGTTACCGTTCGACATGGTGGTGTATGACGAGGTGACCAGGGTCAAGAACTCCAACTCTCAACGCATCACGGGGGGAACAATCACCAAGCAGAAGATATTCGTCAGATCCCCTGGTGATCCCACTGAATCAATGCTGAAGGGTCAGGGGCTCAAGGGTAAGAAGCTCAACGAAGCAAAGGACCAGATCACAGGGAAGAACATCAGCCTTTACGATCATCTTCGATCACAGTACGCACGGAACAAGGATAAGCAGATCAACGAATCCGGGAAGCTGATCGTCATTCCTGAAGTGAAGCACGTGATTCAGGGTTGGCGCAAGATGATTCCTCATTTCAAATACGTCACAGCTCTCACCGGGACACCCTCGTCAAACGGATATCTCGATCTTCATGGTCAGTATCTGGTGGTGGACGGTGGCTTGCGGCTCGGTGAATATAAAACCCATTACCGTGATAGCTACTTCGTCCAGGGGTTCGATGGCTGGAGTTATTCGGTCAGTGATGTAGGAAAGAGATGGATCGAGCACAAGATCGCTGACATCACAATCAAGATGGATGCCGAGGATTACCTGAAACTGCCGCCACTCAAGATCAACGACATCATGATTGATCTTCCGGTGAGAGTATTGCAGCAGTACCGAGAAGTCGAAAAGGAGATGTTCACCAGGCTGGACAACGGGACAGAGATCGAACTGTTCAACCGTGCCAGCGTGTCGAATAAATGCTTACAATTTTCCAACGGCTCCCCTTACAACGAGCCAATGAAACCAGAGTGGACAGCACTGCATGATGAGAAGTTGCAAGCTCTTGACAGCATCGTTGAGGAAGCTGCGGGCAAGACGATCCTGATCGGCTACAGCTTCAAGGCAGATGCTGAGCGGATCATGAAGCGGTACAAGCACCTGAAGCCGGTCAACCTGACCAAGACCCCGGCGAAGGATCTTCAGAGTGTCATCGAGAAAGGGTGTCGTGGTGAGATCAGTATGATGATCGGCCATCCTGCAAGCCTCGGGCATGGTATTGACGGCTTGAACGACTTCTGCCACATCATCGTATGGTTCGGTCTACCGTGGAGCCTGGAGTTGTATGAGCAGCTGATTGGGCGCATTGCATCAGGTCAACGGTTCAAGCAGCCGGTGACCATGCATCGGATACTCGCCAGGAATACGATCGATCATGCGGTGATGGATGCTTTGGTGCGGAAGGATGGTGATCAGGTGGGACTGAAGCAAGCCATCCAACGGTATCGAGATGAGATGACACCGAAGGATGGCTTGATCAGTTTCATGTAGCAACTGATGATAGTTAAATATTCACAAAGCTGATTTCGAAATCAGTCAGATACCCGGTGCCAGAAGTGGAGCCGATCTCAATAAACAACGCATCTATACTACCCAGAGCCATCGTAGCCTGAAACGGCTCCCAATCCGTATTCGTTATGTTAGTCCCCAAGCGAGGTTCTGAATCGTCGTTGGTAGTATCGTAGAACAGTCGCAGGAAAGAGGTGCCAGAATCCACCTTAGCCCACCACGATATTTTGATTACGGAATCAACAAACTTATCTTTCTTCGAGAATGTGATCCGTGTGTGCTCACCAGGGAATGTTTTTATGGATGCAAGACTACCATGGATCGTCCCTGTTTCTTTTGCCGTTCCGGTTCCGCCAACCTGCGTATTAATGAAATAATCAGTCGATGCCGTGGATGTGTAGGTAGTATCGACAAAATCCTGAAGCTTGTCGTAGCCACGTTTGAATTCCATACCGCGCATATCAATACCGGTGCGTCGTGCCAGGGTGTCGCTCTCGGGGAAAAATTCGTAGTCCTTGCAGTCTACGCCGATGTTGTTAGATAGCAGCACGGATGACCTGAATGGATTTTGCGGCATGTTTGTGCTGCCAAGAAAGGTTACACACCCCTTGGTGAATCCCTGTCCATTGTAGGTGGTATTATCCGAGATGACAGCCTCTTTGGATAGTCCAGATCCAACGACAATGCCGTGCTGAAACGCTAGGATATCTATTGCTCCAACATCTCGGGCCGTGTTGCCAACGACAGTCACGCCATCATAGTTATTTAGTGCGATGCCTGCGGCACTAGCATTTCTGCTTGTATTGCCAGTTACGATTATATTGGTCGGGAAATCGTCAATGTCCACATTGTTGGGATCGAGAATACCATTGTGGTAATCGGCACCAATCACAATGCAGCTATCGCCAGTTCCGTCACAGTTATTATTTGCAATGATAATACTGTCACATTCGGAATTGACCTGTATATTTTCCAGGCCGACAAAACCATATAGCACGATCACCTCACCACCTGTGAATGTGCCGCTCAGGGTGTAGGTATAGATGCCACCAGCTTCGTTAGTGGAAGGGACGTCGACAAAAACTCCATCAACTGATGCAGTGAATCTTGAAATGGTTCTGTCGGGCGTTATATCGTAGTCATTGAGTCCGTTCACTCCGATTCTCGCCTGCGTGAAAACTCGCTGCTTAACAGTATTATTGGTTATAGATCCATTCTTAGAAAACCTTGCCTGTATTCCGAAACCAGTATGTTCCTCAATAATGTTTTTATCTATTTTGAAACCGTCTACATCTATAAGTAAAACACTGATAGTCTGCGTGTAATCTGCCTTAACAGTATTGCCAGTGATGGTAGGGTTTTTTGCATCTTCTGCAAAAATATGATGTCCACAGTCCCCTATGAAAACATTGTCCTCAATTACGCAGTTATCGTCCCCGGCATTCATTCCGAAGAAATTGATAGTGGAAGATGCCAACGTTGAAGTCAGTTCACATCCAGACACAGACACACCGTTAGTCATCCTAAGAAGGGCTGTCAGGCTAGATCCTGTCTTCACTCTGACGCCACGCATATTGTTGTTGACGGTTATCGTGTCATCAACTAAATATTGGCTACCCTTGTCGCTAACTACATCGCCAGTATCTTCTGCGGCCTGGAGTGAAACAGTGTCAAGAAACACACCATCACCAATAGATCCGAACCAGTGGGGATCTATTGGGACACTGTCCACGCGTACCCAACACCCATTTCCTACACCAGCACCTTGTGCAGCTAAAAAAGCGTTACGGGTTGATGCAGTACCGTCAAACCCAGCAGTATTATCGGGGTCGATAATCGTTCCACCATTGGCTAGGTTTTTGTTTAAGTCTGCCTGCCAAGTGAATGGGCCGCCTCCTCTGAATTCAGACTGCGAGAACACTACAAAATACCCCAACACTTCGTACACCTTTCCAGAGACAGGTGATGAGATGTTTATCAGTCCAAAAATGTCGTTGACTTTCTCAACAACATCGCTTTCAACTAGTAAACCAGAACCGACGAGATCGACATTCTCCATTCCAGACAGATTGGACAACCACCTGACAAACTTAAAAGCTTCAGGGTCAGGTAAGATCAAGGGTAAGTTGCCGGTGTAGCTTTCAGACACAACCAGAGATCGACCATTTGCGTCATCGAGCTGTTGAACTAATCTGGTCAGCTTGTCGAAGGCATCCTCATGTACTTCAGGGAAAAATCCACCCTGACTGTTGAGATCTGTCTCTTGTGTCAATGCAATGTTGGATCGCATGAACCACTGGAAATTGGTTGGGAGATTCCCGGCAACACGTGTGACTGTGCCGCCAGCGTCGTCACCAATGCCGGTCAACGTGAAATCAACATCCACCTTTAACTCAGTTTCGATACCGAGATCAGTAGTTTCAAACACTCTGATCTCGGTTTTCGCAGTGATTCCAAAATCATAATCATAAGTGTCAAGAAGCCCGGTTCCAACAAACGGACCAGAGGTGATGTTTGTATTCGGTACTGTCATGTTATCTCTCCCTGTTTGGTCCGAATAATAATTCACGAACGGTCAACTCTTCACCTTCTTGAACGACCTCGTAGAGATGTTCCCCGGTGTTCCAGACCTGTGATACCCCTGGTGCGCCGAACCATGCACCGATAAGCTTGCTCGTACCCTTCACCTGAGACTTGGTCAACTCTTCATCTCCGACCAAAGCATCAGCAAGCTTTGGAGCACCGCGAAGACCCGACTCGATGATACCAGCAAGCGGCGTCAATTGGAACTTGTATTCACCGGAGATACCGTTGACCACGTCCCGGAT